CTGATGCGTTTCAAGAAACATTACGATCATTAAACACATCAATGAACGCTGTTGATGTGACTGGCAAGTCACGGTTATTGCCATTCTTCCAAGACCTTGGCATAAATATGCTGGACGCTGCGGGTAAAGCGCGGCCAGTCATGGATTTATTACCTGAGCTTGCCAAAAAATTCGAGGGGATGAGCAAGTCGGCTGCTTTGGGTATCGGCGCAAAGCTGGGTATTGATAAAGGTACTGTCATGCTTTTACAGCGTGGCGGCAAAGGCGTTGAAGAACTTATTCGGCGTCAAAAAGAGCTTGGTGTATCGACTGCCGAAGATGCACAGATTGCCGGTGACTTTAACGACGCTATCGACGACACGCACCACGTTTTAAGAACGCTTTACACGTCAATCGGTAGCGCTGTTTTACCGATGCTGACCGCTTTTAACAAGGGAATTCAGGAAGGCATGATTTGGCTGCGTGCTAATAAGAATGTCGTCACTGGTTTCTTTATCGCCGTCGCTGCCGTCATTACAAATGCCTATCTGCCTGCCGCTATTGAAGCCGGAATAGCGACACTAACAATGGCCGCACCATTCATTTTAACTGCATTATTGGTTGCTGGTGTATCGGCTGCATTTGCCCTACTCTACGACGACATAATGACGTTTTTAGATGGTGGCGATTCTGTCATCGGTCAGTTATTGGATTGGGTGAATAGTTTCGAGTTGTTGAACGCGGCTATTAAATTCGTCAAAGCGCTTTTCGGTTTCTTGTCCGATGAGATCACCAATTTTCTGGCAACATCCGGTTTAGTCAAGACGGTTGTCGATACACTATCAATGGCGTTTAGCGGTTGGAAAATGATATTGGATGGCGTGATTGAGTCGTTTAAATGGATTATAGATAGAGCCGGTCAAATAGGTAGTGCAATTAAAGAGTTTGCCGGATTTGTCGGAAAAGACCTGACGGCAACTTTAAACGCTGGCGCAAATAGCATCAATGCAGCGTCAAACAATCCATTGGCCGCACAAACGAGCAACAGCATTAGCTCTGCGAATAGCAGTAGCAAAACAAGCAACATCAAAATTGATAAAGTCGAAGTCAATACACAGGCGACAGATAGCGAAGGCATAAGCAAAGGGATTAGTGATACACTAGCTAATCACTTGAAACAAACGACCGCACACTTTGATGATGGGGTGAGAGCTTGACTACTACTGTTGACGTAACCGGCGTTTTTACACCTGAATTTGTGCAGGTATTCGCTAGTGCGCGCAGTGTAAAAGCGAGCGTCTTTGTTAGTTCAAAACTCATGGAACACCCTGTCGAGAACGGCAGCACACGGACAGACTTTAGAATCATCGTACCTGTTGAGGTGACACTCGGTGTTATTCTCGACCCTGAAAACTATAAGCAAACATACGCGCAAGTACGCACTATCTTCAATGCTGGCGACTCACTAACTGTGCAGACAAAATCGGCAAGTTATCAGAATATGATGATTCAGGAAATGCCGCATGAAGAATCACCGGATTATTTCGACACGCTAGTGATGACTATTAAACTAAAAGAGGTCATTCCAGTACAGACACGCTACCTCGCATTGCCAGCGAAAAAAGTTAAGAACAAAAACAAGCAATCGACAAAGAAAAAAGGGCAGCAGACACCAAAAACGCCAGCACCCGCATCAGCCGAGGCGAAGAAATCTAGCAGTTTATTGTCGAGGATTTTTAATTGAACATTATCCCGATTGAATCCACGCCGAACCAATCATTGACGATTGACCTTGACCAGCAAGCATATCAGATCGAATTGAAAACGATTGCGGGCATGACATACTGTTCAATAAGTCGAAACAATGAAGTTATCATATCAGGCCAGCGCGTAGTCGGTGGTGAGCTAATAATTCCCTATCAATACCTAGAGGGTGATGGCGGCAATTTTGCATTTATTGCGAACGAGGGCGACATACCATACTATGAACAATTCAACGTAACGCAATCACTAATTTATTATTCACCGTCCGAATTGGCAGCAGCGAGAAATGGGTAACTTTGATGACCGCATCGTTAGAGTCACTTTAGAAATTCGTGGACAGCAAAACGTCTATGAAGGGCTTGCCATTGTCGCCAGCGGCACGAAAACAGACAACCCGACTCAGAATGACTGCACAGTCAAAATAGCCAACCTATCAAAAGACGTGCGTGACTACATAGTCACAGAGACAAGCCCATTTAACAAAAACCGCACGCCTAAAAAGATTCTTGTCGAAGTAGGCCGCGTGTCCACAGGCACTTTTGTACTATTTCAGGGCGACATCACCAGCGCGACGGTTTCACAGCCGCCTGATATTTGGCTTGAAATGAAATGCTTAACGGGTGACTTTCAAAAAGGAAACATCATCTCTCGAAGCGCACCAAGCAAGACGAATTTATCAGCACTTGCTCGGCAAGTGGCTAATGATTTGGGACTATCTCTTAACTTTACCGCCACCGATAAGCAAATATCATCTTACACGTTCGCGGGCGGTGCATTAAATCAAGTCGGTAAGCTGGCCGAGGCAGGCAACGTCAATGCTTTTATTGATGACAGCGCGTTAGTCGTCAAAGATCGTAATGTTTCAATTCCAAACACGATTAGAATTATTGATGCTAATAGCGGCATGGTCGGCTTGCCTCAATTCGACGAAAAAGGCATTAAGGTCACTTACTTGATCGACAACACGTCAAAGCTTGGCGGCTCATTGCGTGTCGTTAGCGCGATAAATCCCGCGGCCAATGGTGATTATGTGATTTATAAACTTGGCTTTAATGTCGCATCGCGTGATACTCCGTTTTATTACACTGCCGAGGCTACCCGCGTATGAGCAATGCACAGCCAAGCCGCGACCCTGCCAACGATGGCACATTAGTAGGCGTATTTAATGAGGTTTTGGGCAAGTTCTTACAAAATGTTGACGACTGTTTGCCTGCTCGCGTTATTGCTTTTGATCGTGCAACTAATCGGGTATCAGTACAGCCATTAGTGCAACTACTCACGACCAATAACGAGCGCGTAAGCCGTGGCCAGATTCAGGGCTTGCCTGTTTTGCAGTGTGGCGGCGGTGGCTTTGGCCTGTTTTTTAATTTAAAGGCAGGTGACTTAGGGTGGATTAAAGCCAATGACCGCGACATATCGCTATACCTGCAATCGGGTAACGAGACAACACCTAACACACTACGCAAGCATTCATTTTCTGATGCTGTTTTTATTCCTGATGTTGTCCGCGGGTTTACGATTGATAGCGAAGATGCCGAAAATGCCGTACTTCAAAACTTGGACGGCAGTGTTAAGGTTTCGCTATCAGAAACAAGTATCAAATTGGCTGTTGGTGGCAATAACTTTGTGTTGGATGCAAGCGGCCTAACAATTAATTGCAACGTAAATATCGTCGGCACACTGCAAAACAATGGCGTCAATATCGGTAGCACACACACTCACAGCGGAGTAGTCAGTGGCCCATCAAATACAGGTACTCCAACATGACCCAAACATTTAGCACCAATGCAAGCAATGACCTGTTTTTAAACGCACAAGGTAATCTAGCAATCAGTACAGGCATTGAAGCTGTTTTACTTAACTGTGAACACGCAGTCAAAACAATGCTTGGCGAGTGTGTACTTGACCTTGAGCGCGGGATGCCTAACTTCCAAGTGATTTGGAATGGCGCGCCGAACCGTCAGCAGTATGATGCTGCATTGCGGCAGACTATTTTGGCGGTAGATGGCGTATCATCAATCAGCGAATTGATTATAAATATTGTCGCGGGTGCGTTAGTATATCAAGCAACAATCGTGACAATTTATGGCACAGGGGCGTTCAATGGCTGATTACATTTATCAGGACAGCACAGGGATTATTATCCCCGACACTGCGACAACTCAAGCCGACGTCCAAAACGAGTACAAAACTGTTTTTGGTAGTGACTTAGTAGTCACGCCAGACACACCTCAAGGCATTTTAATCACAGCAGAAACATTGGCGCGTGATTCTGTCATTGATAATAATGCTCAAGTCGCTAATCAGATTAACCCGAATTATGCAGGTGGTGTTTTCCTGGATGCAATATGGGCTTTGACGGGCGGCAGTCGAGTAGCAGCTACTCATTCTACAGTCACCGCAACATTAGGCGGCGTGATCGGGACTTTGATTCCCGCAGGTACGCGCGCGCGCACGAGCGCGGGTGATGAATTTGAAACGCTGACTAGCGTAACAATTGGCGTGGGCAACACGATCACCGCTAATATGCAGTCAGTTGAAACAGGCGCTATCGCTTGCGCGTCCGGTGAGTTGACCGATTTAGTCGATAACGTGCTAGGCTGGGAAACGATAACAAATCCACTAGCCGCCGTCCTTGGCACGTCAACAGAGTCAGACGAAGTAAGCCGTCGTCGTCGTCGCAATACATTAGGCTTGCTTGGTCGGTCGTTATCGGTTTCTGTTTTGTCGGCTGTTTATGCTGTTGAAGGCGTGGCCAGTGCAGCTTATCGCGAGAATTACACAACATCTAACGCGACAATTGACGGCATATTGATTGATGCTAATACGATTTATGTGTGCGTGGATGGCGGAACAAGTGCTGATATTGGCCAAGCATTGTTATCGTCAAAGTCTGGCGGGTGCGGGTACACAGGCAATACGACAGTGAGTGTCGTTGACGCAACAAGCGGCCAAACGTACAGCGTTAAATTCCAACGTCCCGATGAAATACAGATACTTTGCAAAGTAACCATTCGTGCAACAGCCAGCATCCCCGCACCATCAACTGTTGTTATTGATAGCATCGTAGCGTGGGCAAATGGCGAGCTATCCGGCGAAGATGGTTTAGTAGTCGGTGCTGATGTTTCGCCGTTTGAAATATCCGGTGCAGTCAATCGCGCTAACCCGACTATCTACGTTCAAAAAGTCGAGATTGCCATTTCTACAGGCTCGCCATCATATCAAACGACAACTATACCGATCGGATTAGATGAGGTTGCCCGACTGCAGACAACAGCCATTCAGGTGATTATTGTATGAGTCAGATCCAAGCTTTTGATTACTCTGTAGATTTGATGCAGTCAATTTTGTGGCAGTACAACGACGCCGAAAATTTGATTGAGTTGCTACAACAAAAGCAAGACTGGTACAACGCCAACCAAACCGAGTTTTGGCAGAATTGGTACGATGACGTTTTTAATTTGCAAACAGCAAACAACTTCGGGTGCGCAGTTTGGGCGATCATTTTAGATATTCCAATTTCTTACGAAACAGCACCGCCACCCGCCGCCGACTTTTATTTTGGCTTTGATGAGTACAACTCAAACTTTGATAACTCAAACTTTGCCAGCAACGACCCAATACAGCCGATTTTGACCCTATCGCAAAAACGCCTTGTTTTGCGCTTGCGTTATTTTCAGCTTGTGACTAATGGGGTCATCCCTGATATTAACCGGTTTATGCAATGGCTTTTTGCTGATGATGGCAATGTTTATGTTGTTGATAATTTAGACATGACTATGACTTATGTTTTTGAGTTCGTGCCGTCCGATGACGTGCTTTTTGTTTTAGACCTTTATGATATATTACCTAGACCCGCTGGCGTTTCCGTCAGTGTCGTTATTGATGTGTGAGTGAATTATGGCGTACTTACGTTACAGCTTCGCGGTTGACGGTGACAGAGTTGCAATCAATGAGGCTACTCAGCCGAGCGGTATTATCTCGATGCAATCTGGCTATCCATCGCCTTACTCGCTCATTCCGACAAATCCACTCGCTAAAAAAATCGAACGTACTAAATTCAATCAACTGATGTATTTAGTCACGTCAGAGATTCGCCAATACCAACAATTTGGTACGCCTAATTTTATTACATCCGGTGAAAATGGCGGTGTCGATTACGAATATGCAAAAGGCGCGCGCATTGTCGAAAGCGGTGTTTTGTATGAATCACTGATTGATGCCAACACCGACGCGCGAAGCGTTATTACGTCGTGGATGCCGGTTAATGCGATTGGGCAAGGGGCATTAGGTCAATGTCAGTTAACTATTGAT